GATGTATCACTGGTGTGCCAACATGAAGAGTGGCAAAAAGAAATAATACAGAAAGGTTTGTTTAATGTGGGCAGTTGACATTGAAAACATAACTAAAGGCATTGGAGTAATTACAGCAACGTTTGCACTTATTGGTGGCGGATATTCACTATGGAGCAAGCTGGAATCAAAAGAAATACTAACATGGGCTCCTGAATATTTTGAAATTTCAGATGGGCCAGTTGGGGGATCATTTGACGTAATAGTTGCAAGGGAAAAGCACAGAGACGATTGTAGTGTTGAGGGGTTTGCTCTTGAGGTTAAAGACAGTAAATATATGGTGCACCGAGCAATACCCAGTGTAGCAAAATTTAGCGGTCCGGCTAGCGACAAAATAGATAAGTTTGGATACTCGTTTACAATCGACAAAGAACACATTGAAATGATTGAGCCAGGAACTGCTACACTGTTAGCACATATAAATTATCAGTGTCCAGAAGGCCCTGTAACAGTAAATTATCCAGATCATGAAAACTTGGAGTTTGAAATAAAATGAACAATAAATTTAGTATAGGCGTTGTGGTAGCAATTGTATTGCAGGTTTCTGGATTTGTGTGGTGGATTGCTCAACAGTCACAAACAATCGAGCAACTTAACAGTCAAGTAACTGAACTTACCAGCCGAATGGCAGTTGAAAAAGAAGTTACACTTATTAATGATGTAAAGCAACTGCGCAAAGATTTAGATGACTTGAAACAAAAAACATTAGAAAGTATCCTAGAAATCGACAACATGCGTATCAGCGAAGATAATAGACTAGGTGGTTACGTTGACGAACGCATCACAGGTTTAGGCGAATATACTGACAGTAAATTACAGGATATCACCAACAACATCATTGCAGAGTTTGAAAAACACGAAGGTTGGATTGACGAACTGGATGCTGATGTAGATTCGGTATATTTGTACATAGACGAAGAACTTCGTAAACTTGACAAAAAATTAAGTGATAGGATTAAAAATCATGATCACGCAGAGTAAACATAATAAAGACGTATCAATTGATGACATTGAATATTCTCATTACATAGCACAATATAAATTTCATGAGGAAAATCAAACAAGCACAACGGAACGCAATCAGTATTGGATGAAGTATTATGAAAAAACTTCTAGTAATTTTAAGTAGTTGTTTGATTTTTTCAAGTCAAGTATCAGCACAATCAAGTGGAAAAGGGACACAATTCCTTCCTACATTGATTCAGTGTACTAGTGAATCTAAAGAGTTTATGGATAAGTTTGTAAAGGAAAATTTTGGAGAAATACCTTTTTTAGAAGGATCTGGAAATGTTATAATGCCCAATGGGCTTGCGGCACCGGGAGAATTTGCTGTGTACCTTGATCCGGGCAAGGATGCTAGTTTTACTATAACAATGACATTTGGTCCTGCTCGTTGTGTAGTTATGAATGGAACCGGGATGAAGCTTGCTGTTCCGGGTAAAACTTTTTAAAATAACGGTTGACTATGAGAGCAAAAGAGTTTATAGTAACAGATGCGTAGGAACTAACAACCAAAGAGGCAGATATGAGACATCTTTTTACAGCAATAGCATTTGTTATTGCGGCATTTTCAGCACACGCAACAGAAGCAAAAAATATAGTTGATTACGAAAAGCACCCAGATATGTATTGTTTAGCATTAAATGTTTATTATGAAGCAAGGGGCAGTAACTTAGCAGATCAGGCAGCAGTTGCAGACGTAGTTATGAATCGTGTAAGAGATACACGATATCCAAACACAATATGTGACGTTGTTTATCAAGCAAAAACTAAACCAAGCTGGAAAACTGGAGAGCCAGTACCTATTCGTAATCAGTGTCAGTTCTCTTGGTACTGTGACGGTAAGCCCGATATTCCAGCAAAAGGAGATGCTTGGGTAAATGCACAGCAGGTTGCATACTTAATGGTCTACTTAGAACAGTATAGAGGAATTACAGAAGGTGCTACACATTATCATGCTGATTATGTAAATCCAAGGTGGGCTAGAGATTTTCAGCTTGTTGGACGTATTGGAGAGCATATTTTTTATAGATGGGAATAGTATATGTTACCCACAATACCTAGTAAAATCAAAACTAGCTTAAAATTTTCTGGCATCGACAATATTGACAAGTGTCGTGATAAAAAACACTTTGAACAATACCCATACAAAGTTGAATATAATTATAACTCAAAAGGCTTTAGAGATACCGATTGGCCTGATGATTTAAAGTCTGCAATATGGTGTGTTGGCGATAGTTACACTGTGGGTATTGGAAGCCCACGTGAACACACTTGGCCTGCGATACTAGAGAAAAAAATCAACAAGCGTACAATTAATATTAGTCTTGATGGCGCAAGCAACAACTGGATTAGCAGAACCGCAGTTAAAATTTTACAAGAAGTACAACCTGCATTTCTTGTTATACAATGGAGTTTTGTTAATCGTCGTGAAGCAAGTGTGGACGAAATACAAAATATATTTTTTAATAACTTTTATAATAAATTTAAAGATCCAAGTTGGCCCAATATTGAGTTAGATGAATTTTATAGTTTGCCTGACTATATAAAACAAGAACTAAAAGGACACGAACACAATTGGATGAACATTGCTGATGATAATCGTTTAATACATTTTTTACCCGATGCAACCAACCAAGATGATTTTGATAATCTTGTACAGTGCATTGATGCTGTTGTTAATACTTTTTCAAAAACAAAAATAATTCATGGATTTGTCCCACAGTTTGCTCATAATGAAACGTATGTACACCGTAAACTTACAGTAAAAAATAAATTACCTATACTAGAAATCAAAGACTATGCAAGAGATGGGTATCATTATGATAAGCAAACTGCCACTGTATTTGTCAATGAAGTTATCAAGTACATTGATAAATAATTACAATAAAGGATCAAACCAATGAACGATTTAGATACATTAAAACGCATTGCGGGCATTAACGAAGACCAGCAAACCATGAAAGTTAAAGTAGTTAACAGTGGTTATAAAACTGACATGGGAATAAAAGATGCTGTAATTCTTGGTCAAGAATTAGATATGAATATGAAACCTATTCTTAAACTTAGAATCAAAGATATCAATTTGGGTGATCCAGTTTATGCAAATTTTCGCAATGGCGAATGGATTGTGGACATGGACTAATGAGAGCCAGTGAAATTACAAAAAAATTAAAGTTAAAAATGTGGCATGCAAAAATTAAACTGCCACAAACTGGCTTTGCAAGTATCATGGATATTGTTGTTACTGCAAAGAATCAAGAACTTGCTCGACGTTTGATCAAACAACTTTACGGGCCAAATTCTCGTATTACCAACGTTAAAGAAATAAAGAACTGACTACATCTATTTCTATTTTTATTAAAAGGTACTATTTATAGTGCCTTTTTTCATAATATATACTGTTTACTCTTGTTTCCGCACTTTAAATATTACTTGGCAATAAGAAAATGAAAGCCATTAAGGAGGAATTATGGAAATCCTAAATAAAATTAAAGCATGGGCAGGTGCCCTAGCTGATGTAGGTATTAGTGTAGCTGCATTAGCAATTGTCCTAGAAGTTTTAGGACTAGGTAACATGCCATTCATGCCTGCAGGGATGAGCGTTGTTGATAACGTCTCAGCCATGTTAGCGACACTAGGCGCACAAGGTATTATGGGCCTAATCGCTGTATGGGTATTATGGGGCATTTGGCAACGTAAGTAGTACTCACTTAATAGCATAGTTAAGCTATAACAACTGGGACACCTAAGGGTGTCCTTTTTTTATGTTACAAAAATGTCATAATTTTTTAACCGCTTTGATAATAAGTATTCATTGGCAAGCATCGTCGAGCTTGTAACCAACGTGAGCGACAGGGTAAAGCTGTCAAGCGAGGAGATAAAAAATGGACGCATTCACCTTATGGAGCCTTATGGGGTTCCTCTTTGCCGCATATGCGGTTATTGCTAATGATTCAGTACAGACTCTCGGTACTTGGATGGCATCAAACAATGAGAGATTCAGCTACACAACACTATGGGCAGCAGCAAGTTCAGTGCTACTTGCAACACTGTGGTATGGCTGGTATGTAAATGGTGGCGACATCAGTTACGGACGACTGAACAAGATACCGTGGGAAGAAGTACAATGGTATCACGCAGCAGCACCTGCAATCCTTGTTCTACTAACAAGACTAGGTGTGCCTGTTTCAACATCCTTCCTAGTGCTAAGTGCTTTTGCAAGTACATTTGTGCTAGAAAAGATGCTGATGAAATCAATTATGGGTTATGGTATTGCTGCACTATTTGCTTATGGCGTTTGGTACGTTGTGAGTAGACACTTAGACGAAAGTGTACCTGTCAAAGAAGAACACAAGGCATATTGGCGTGTTGCACAATGGGTAGCAACAGGCGGACTATGGTGGACTTGGTTGAGTCACGATATGGCTAACATTGCTGTGTTCCTACCAAGACAGATACCTGTAGATCTAATGGTAATGATTAGTGTTATATTTGTTGTAGGCTTGTACATTATGTTTAGAGAACGTGGTGGTAAGATACAACAGATTGTACTAGAAAAACACAACACAAGATACGTAAGGTCGGCTACATTAATCGACCTTTTTTATTGGCTGTGTTTGTATTTCTTCAAAGAGCTAAACGATATCCCAATGTCAACAACTTGGGTGTTCGTTGGTATGCTTGCAGGTAGAGAACTTGCTATTGCATCGTTTATGAACAAGAAGAAGTACAAAAGTGTATTCCCGTTAGTGGCAAGAGATTTTCAAAAGATGATGATAGGTTTGGGTGCATCAGTTGCACTGGTCCTAGCAATACATTGGATAATTGTTCCTAACTCAATTGGGATTTAAGATCTAGGCAGCAACGACGAGCTGCCTTTTTTCTTGACTTTTTATTCATCATATAATTAATAATATGAATATTATAAACAGTCATAACAGTTGGAGCCGATTAGAAGAAGTTTGGCTTGGCGATGTATACCCAGAATCTTTTTATGAACACTTAGAACCAGAAGTACGTGATGTGTTTCAACATATAACACGCATTACAAAAGAAGATTTACAAATAATCCAAAACAAACTTGAAGAACTTGGCGTTGTTGTTAGACGTCCTGTTTATGGATCAATTGAAAACTATATTGATCAAAAAGGTGTTTTACGCAAACCAAGTATAATGCCAAGAGATTATTTCTTAACACTCGGAAATAATCTTTACTGCACAAACTACGATTACACACCTGACTGGCAAGACACTATAAACAAATATAAAAAATGCAAATACAGCAATGTAAAACCAGTGCTATACAACTGGCATATGAAAAATTCTATAGTCGGTTCTCATACAATCCGAGCTGGCAAAGATTTATATATTGATTTTGAATTTTGGAACAATGATAATGGTAGTATCCATGATGCATTTATCAATCAAAAATTACCTTCTATCGGAGGTCAAACACTCAAAGACGAATTTAGCAATTATCGCACACACTTGATTTTCAATGGTGGACATATTGATGCAACGTTTGCTATATTACGTCCTGGGCTTATACTAGCAAGTACATATTATGATCAATATCATAAAACTTTCCCTAACTGGAAAACAATAAATTGTATTGCTCCTGAGTTTGCACCCGAAGCACAAAGAACAAACGAACCACATCTTAATGGAAAATTTTTTGTACCAGGGCTTTCTAGTCAATCAAAATCTTTTAATCAATATATAATTGATCATGCACTAGAATGGGTAGGAAGTTACACAGAAACTTATTTTGAACTAAACTGTTTGGTAATTGACGAAAACAATGTTTTAATGCTAGGCAATAACGAAAAATTATTTACTGAGTTAGAACAACACAACATCACTGTGCATAGTCTGCCGTTTAGAACTCGTACATTCTGGGATGGTGGATTACATTGTTTAACTTTAGATATACGTAGACAATCAACTGTTGAAGATTATTTTCCTGAACGTGGGCCCAGTGGGTCAATAACAGTTTATAATGAGTCCTAAACGATAAATATATTATGGAAAAGCAATTTGTACAAGTAGCATGCAACGTTCATGTCGAATGGTCAGGATTACGTGCTCCGTCCTATAGACTATATGTAAACAACGAATTGTTCACTGAGCGTACTTGGAGATGGCGCAACGTGGCGCTTGATGAGCTTATACAACTTGAAGTTCCGGCTGGCAAATATAAAATTATTTACGAGTTACTTGATAAAAAAGATGCAGTGATAAAAGTTGAAAATATGAGAGTTATCAAAGGCCCTGCACGAATCAAAAACGGAAACATTTTAAAGGTACTGTAACAATGAGAATACATGAACTATTAGCAGAAGATAAAAAAAGAGAAAAAGATAACAAAGGCTTTACTGATAAACAAATCAAACAAGCATACGGTATTGCCAATGATCCTCGATATGCACACGGTAACATGACTGGAGCAGTACAAACAATTGAAAAACTTGCAAAAGGTCTAAGCGATCATCCCGGTGTACGTGCTGCACTTACTGCAACACAAGTTGACGAAGCAAGAGATAAACACTGCTCTGATGCATGTTGTGGCAGTGATGTAAAAGCATCGGACTGTAACTGTCCCCCAGACTGCAAAGGCTGTAACTGTAATGCAAAGTTGGATGAAAACGTATCTACCACCAGTGGCGCAGTTGCTACAGTAGCGCAACCAATGGGCGGAGTTATCACAAGAAGTGGTAAATACAGCAAACGTAAAAGGAAATAACCGTGTTAGCTGATTTATTAAAAAAACTCTTAGCCAGTTCAAACTCATTTGTTATTAAAGCACAAAATTTTCATTGGAATGTTGAAGGGCCCGATTTTCCACAGTACCATGAATTTTTTGGCAACATATACGAAGAAGTATACAATACCATTGACGCACAAGCAGAGTATATTCGTACACTTGACAGCTACACCCCAGGAAGTTTAACACGTTATATTGAATTATCAATTATTGACGACCAATTGAAAATCCCACGTGCTGAGCTTATGATTGAAGAGTTAAACGCCGACAATGATAAAATGATTGCGCTTCTTAACGAGTGCTGGGCCGTTGCTGATGCCGAAAATAAACCTGGCATTGCAGATTTTATTGCCAGTAGACTTGACGCCCACGAAAAACACGGTTGGATGATGCGCAGCACATTACGTTCATCAAGAGCTTAAAGGTAAAATAATATTATGGATCAAATTTATAAATTTTTAGAAACTATTGATAGCACACAACGAGCTGCCAAACAACTTCCGGGTGAGCTTAAACTAGATACAATGTCTCCTGTACTTGGAGGAGATTACGGAAGTAAGCATCCTGCAGATGGTTATCTTGTTGGCGAAAGCGAAGATACTGATCAACACGAACCTCTTGAAGAAGCAACTGATCTTTACGACCAAGACGGTATACAACTAACCCGTTATGCGATGGGGAAAGGTCGCACAGGCTTGCAAGTAAACTATGGCAATCGTTATATTCAAGTTCCAGCCGAAGATGTTGAGAAACTAGCCAGTGCATTACAGAGTGCATCAACCAAAATGACAGTTCGTGAAGGTCCATATGACGAGTTTGATGTAGATAGTTTTATCGACAACTACCGCGACGAAGAAGATGAAGATTGGTCTGATGTTGATTTAAGAACAATGAAACGCAGAGGCACTGATCCAGCTGATGTAGACGACTACGACGAACTTGATGAATTAGACAAATCTACACTTTCTTCATATATTCAAAAAGCAGTTGATCCCGGAAAGAAAAAGTCAAATGTAAACCTTGCTTCTAAAGCCGCTCATAAATTAGCAACTTCAGATGACTGGAGTGCAGGCGACAAAGAAGATCACAAGGCTTATATGAGAAGCAAGGGTATTCAGACTGCTGCTAAAAAACTTGCCAAAGAAGCTGAATACAACAAAGATGCTGTTGATAAAGAAATTAAAAAGAATCCAAAAATCAAAGGCAAGGAAGCAAAGGCAATCCATGCTTTACTAAAAGGACGCTCTGCTAACAAAGATAAAGTAAAAGAGGATGCTGTTCCAGAAGATATTATTTCAACTATAAAGCAAGTTGAAAAATCATTTGGCGATTATCTTAAATCTGTTAAAGACGTAGTTAACAAAGACAAGGATCTGCAAAACAAAGATGCTAATGCACTTAAAAGTGCGTTTGGTCCAACCGTAAAAACTATTAAATCTGGCGATGATGAATTTAAAATTCATGGCAATGAAGATGAAGGTTTTAAAATTACAATTAAAGGCAAACCGCATTCAGCCAAGTTCAAGACATTAGACGAAGCACAAACTTGTGTAGAAATGTACTGCAACAAGAGAATGCAAGAACAGACAAATTCAGACTACGTTGAAGAAAACTAATACATACAAGTATAACAAACTTGGCATGTAATGAAAAAAATACAAATCTACCGCGACCCCCAGGCACTACAGCGGACTCAAAAATTCGGTAAAAAGAATTTAAAAGGCAAAATATGCCTGAGTCCGTTTGTAGTTGCTGATATTGACTTATTTGGAAATGTACGTTTGTGCAATTGTGCATCATGGTTACCTACTATGGTTGGTAACATAATGGACCAACCCCTTATTGAAATACTTAAAAATCAAACAAGCCAAGATATACGGCAATCAATACTAAATGGAACATACGAATACTGTAATGAGAAGGTTTGTGGTGTTCTTGCTAGTAATCAGCTCAATAACTACGAGTCAGTGAAAGACATTGTCGATGCTGATGTAGACTTGCCAACTGAGATAGTGCTTGCCGGTGACTTAACATGTAATTTAAGTTGTCCTAGTTGTAGAGAAAAAGTATTCTCATTCAATGACGAAGATGTTGCAGAAATGAATCAAGTTGGCGAACGTATTGCAGCCAACTTGTTTTCAAAACCAACCACCAAACCAATATTTTTAACTTTAAGTACTAGTGGAGAGTTATTTGCTAGCCCAACAATGTTAAATTTTTTATCTAATATCAATAAAAACGATTATCCCAATTTAGCATTACGAATACAAACAAATGGACTACTTGCTGAACGGCGATGGGATGCTGTTGAGGGTTTTAACATTGATCGAATTATAGTTACCGTAGACGCTACTACAAAGTCAGTGTACGAAAAACTACGCAGAGGCGGTAAATGGGAAAAAATACTCAAAAGTTTAGAATTTATACAATCAAAAAAATCATTGCACAATTTTAAATTACACACACGCATGGTTGTACAAGCAGACAATTACATGCAAATGGAAGATTTTTATCACATGAGTTTGAAATATAATGCAGACTGTGTTGAGTATACTCGTATTCTGCCATGGGGCCACCTACAAAATCCACAACAATTTTTAAAAATGGATGTTGCAAATCCTGAAAATGTGTGTTATAATAGCTATGTAAGTTGTTTAGAAAAAGTTAAAAGTTTGCCAAATACTTCATTCTTTGGCGGTATTTAAGGTTGACTTTTCCATACTTTGTGTTATAATACATTTGATTTTAATTTAAGGAGCCATTATGGACTACGATAAATCATTCAACGCTGAAGAAAAGGCAAAACTAACTCAATTGGTTAACGAAGGCATGCAAGTCATGATGGAAGTAGAGACTCTTAATGCTGGTCTTACTGATACCATTAAAGCAGTTGCAGAAGAGCTTGATGTTAAACCAAGTATTATTAAAAAAGCAATTCGTGTTGCACACAAGAGTGAGTTTGGAAAAACTCAACAAGAACAAGAGCTTCTTGAAACTATTTTAACAACAGTAGGAAAAACTCTATAGTCTATGCATCACATTTACAGAGATCCAGCATTTGATTCGTTTTATGTAGATCGTAGCAAAGATTACCAAAAACGTGATTTTGCTTACAACCTAATCAAACTTATTGATCCGGATCTCAAAAGCACTTTGATTGATGCATTAGATTACAAAGCATTTAAGGAGTCGCCTGACTACGGAAAACAAGTAGCCATTATCAGTGCGCCAATGTCTAACACTGGTATACCCGATGATTTAATTGAGTATACCAGTGTCAGCATGTACGGTATGTGGTACGCTCCCTACAAAATTGAAAACAAACCTGTTATTAGACAGTACAATTGTTTTAACAACAGAATGGATGCACTTCGTCAAAGTTGGATGTATGCATTGCATCGACGCAATATGATTGATGAGGGGTTTGTTAGCTTTAATGTTGATACAGAACGGGTTTCTTATTTGCACGGAATGACAACATTAGAAGCATTTGATTATCACTATAAAACTCATTTTCAAATATTTGAAAAAGAACATCAAGAATTAAGAACACAAGTTCCTTTTAAAAACTTTATTGAAACTGGTGATCTCGCTGATACAATTTTACGTAGTGGTGTTAGCATTTGTTTAGAAACATATTCAACCGACAACAATGTTATTTCGCTAAGTGAAAAAATATTTAGAAATTTACAAATTCCAAGACCTTGGTTGTTGTTTTGCAGTGCTGGATCAATACAGCATCTAAGAGACATTGGAATGGATGTACTTGACGACATTGTAGACCACAGCTACGATAATATGTCTAGCCCTATTGATCGCCAAGTGGCAATTTTAAATACGTGCCAAGACATGTACGACCTAAATATAGATGCTATCTTTCCAAGACTTGCTGAAGCAGCCAAGCACAATCAAAATATATTGTCAAACTGGTTGCAAACTTGGGAGGAAGATCTTATAATTACAATTGCTAACGCTAAGAAAAAAGTGGACAAAATTAAAAACAATGAGTTACGTTGACGCACAGTTTGATCGTGAACACGATCGCATCAGTATTGTTGAACGAGTAAACGGTAAAAGAGAATACCGTGAATATCCTGCAAGTTATATTTTCTATTATGATGATCCACGTGGTAAGTTCCAAAGCATTTATGGTGATCCAGTAAGTAGGTTTAGTACACGCAACAATAAAGAATTTCGCAAAGAGTTGCGTATACAAAGCGGTAAAAAAATCTACGAAAGCGATATTAATCCAATTTTTAGATGTTTGGCAGAAAACTATCTTGGTGTTGATGCACCAAAGTTACAAACAGTATTTTTTGATATTGAGGTTGACTTTGATCCAGTAAAAGGATTTAGCCCACCAAGTGATCCATTTAATGCAATTACTGCAATTACTGTGTATCTTGATTGGTTAGAGCAACTTGTTACACTTGCAATACCCCCAAAACACCTAAGCGTAGAAACTGCTAAAGATCTAGTAAAAGATTTTGATAATACTTTTTTGTATGATAATGAAACAGATTTACTTAACGCATTTTTGGATTTAATTGAAGATGCTGATGTATTAAGCGGTTGGAACAGCGAAGGCTTTGATATTCCGTATACTATTAATCGTATTACTCGAGTAATGAGCAAAGATGATACAAGACGCTTTTGCTTGTGGGGTCAGTTGCCCAAGCGAAGGACATTTGAACGTTATGGCGCTGAACATGAAACATATGATATTGTAGGTCGTGTGCATTTGGATTATATGCAGTTGTATCGCAAATACACATACGAAGAACGTCATAGTTATAGCCTAGATGCAATTGGCGAACACGAGCTTAACGAGCGTAAAGTTGCATACGAAGGCAGTTTAGATCAATTGTACAACCAAGACTTTACAAAGTTTATTGACTATAACAGGCAAGACACATTATTGTTAGCCAAACTTGATACTAAACTTAGATTTCTTGATTTGGCAAACGAACTTGCTCATGCAAATACAGTGTTGCTACAAACTACAATGGGTGCGGTTGCTGTTACTGAACAAGCAATTATTAACGAAGCACATGAACGCGGCCTTGTGGTTCCTAATCGTAGAGAACGTCTTACTGACGAGGATACGCAAGCAGCAGGAGCATACGTTGCATATCCTAAAAAAGGCTTGCATAAATGGGTTGGTTCAGTTGACATTAACAGTCTGTATCCTAGTGCAATTCGTGCATTGAATATGGCTCCTGAGACTATTATTGCCCAACTACGCCCAATAATGACAAACAGATACATCAAAGAACGTCAAGGGCAAAACATGAGTTTTGCAGCGGCATGGGAAGGTCTGTTTGCCACACTAGAATACACCGCAGTTATGGAGCAACAGCGCGGCACTGAAATTACAATTGATTGGCAAGACGGTGCCGAAAGTGTTCACAGTGCTGCTGAAATTTGGCAGTTAATTTTTAACAGTAACCAACCGTGGATGTTGAGTGCAAATGGTACCATTTTTACATATGAAAAAGAAGGTGTTATTCCTGGATTGCTAAAGCGTTGGTATAGCGAACGTAAAGTAATGCAAGCCAAGTTAAGAGAGTGTACTACACCCGAAGACATTGTGTTCTGGGACAAGCGACAGTTGGTTAAGAAGATTAACTTGAACAGTTTGTATGGTGCTATTCTTAATCCTGGCTGTAGATTTTTTGACAAACGCATTGGACAAAGTACTACACTTACAGGTCGGAGTATTGCCAAACACATGGATGGCTTTATTAACGAATGCTTAACTGGAAAGTTTGATCACGTTGGTGATGCAATTGTTTATGGTGATACTGACTCGGCATACTTTAGTGCTTGGCCAATGCTTAAAGATGATGTCGAAAGCGGGCG